CTATGCCAGCACGCCAATTGCCAGCGAACGATCCAGAAATCGAAACAGCAGCTCCAGCTGTGAGCCGTGCTTCTCCTCAAATGCCACGGTGTCAGCGTGCAACTCGTCGTGATGCGCTCTGCAAAGCGGCAACACAAACAGGTCATGCGCTTTTGTTCCCATTCCACCTTGTCCGTGGCCTATCAGGTGATGGGGATCATCTGCTGGTTTGTTACAGCAGACACACTGCTGGGACTTAACCCAGCGCGTCCAGCTCTCGTTTACCCAGCGGCGGCGTTTTGGTCGCAGCATGAATGATTCCGACGTTTCAGGATCTACGCGAAGACCGAGAATCTTTTTCTGCACCACTTCGCTCGCCGCTGGCTCCGGCACAATATCGCTCTCCTTCGTCACTGGTTGATGCTTTATTTCCGGCAATCGCAGGGCTTTACGGGCCAGCGATTCAGGGATTACGTGCGCCAGATTGTTTATCACCAGCCACCAGCACAACTCCGGGATCGTCAGTTGATGGTCTTCGTTGAACCCCAGCTGTGAGCGGATGACCGTTATCAGCCAGGATACCAGGTTCCCACGCGCAATGCCTGCCAGCGTCTCTGTGTACTGATCACGCAGCAGATTATCGCAGGCCCAGCAAAGGCGGATGCTGCCAGGCTCATGCCGGAACAGCGTAAAATTTTCGCTGTGCCATGAGCCATGGGGATACTGGCATTCAAAATGACGCTCCAGATCGGCCTCCAGCGAGCTGATACCACCCGCGCGCAGAATGACGTCTTTGTTTTCGAATACTGGCTTCAAAACCGGGTCTTCTGCCAGTGGCTGCGTGGCGGGAGGGATGGCGCCGGTTGCGTAGTCGCTGTATTTTTCCGGTGCAGGCTCAATCAGTACCCGCCCTCTCCTGAACATCGGCATGAGATCAGTACCTGGGCGAAGCAGAACAACGCCCATGCGTGGGGCAATCTCAGGGGTTAGTAGTGCTCTCATATCATCTCCACGTCAGGCAGCTGCACGAAAACGACGGATAGTGATTTCTACTTTCCCTTTCTTCACTATGTTCCCCCACTCCACCAGCATGCGCTTAACCTGACTGTCGCCTTCCCAGACGCCTGTTAGAGTCAGGGCATCGAACAGCGCTTTGTTGTAGTTATCGATATCCCGACGGCGCTGATCCGGCGGATACAACACTATATGAACCTCAGCCAGATCANGAGGATGGCCGGGGAACGGCCCGCAGTTGCCCAATAATCGCCGCTCTCGCTGCCTGCTGGAACTTGCGCCCAGTCTCGCTAACCAGATGCCTGCCTTTCAGCGGTCCCTTGCTCGGGGCGCGCCAGTAACTATTTACGCTCGGTGGAAATGGTAAAGTCAGTTTCATTTAGCCCCCTTAAAGGATCGCTACAACGTCTTTTGCAACTTCCCGCGTACTGCTTTTGCAGGAGATCGAACGGCGCGCGTTGATGAATTGCAGGTTAAAACCATGCTCCCGGTACAGGTCGAGAACCTTCGGTGCAGATGAGTTAGAAATCACTACCCGAGCCCCACGGTGAAAGGCAGATACACATTGCTTCGCCAGGTCTACCTGGTTCTCCCAGCTAAAACCACCAGCGGCGTAGGCGGTGAATCCGGTTGTTCCCGGCATCGGTTCGTAAGGCGGATCGCAGTAAACCACATCCCCTTCCCCGGCCAGGCTGATAGTTCGGCGGTAGTCAGCGATCATGAATACGCAGTTATGCGCCATAGCCGCGAAGGCTTTCATCTCATCCATCGGGTAATACGGAGCCTTGTAGTCTCCCCAGCCCACATTGAACTTGTTCGCCTGGTTGTAGCGCATCAGGCCATTGAAGCAATGCCGGTTGAGATACAGGAATGCAGCTGCGCGTTCAGTAGCATCCAGCGTCTGAGCGTTGAACTCGGAACGGATCAGTTCATAGCCATCTGGTGACCGCATGTGCTCAAACATCCAGCGGGCCTTCAATTCCACTTCATCCGGCACCACCGCTAACATCTGATACAGATTAATCAGGTCCGGATTAACGTCCGCCAGCAGGTAATCTGCGTGCTTTTCGCTGTTCAGGAATACCGACCCACCACCAACGAATGGCTCTATCAGGCGTTTCCCTGCCGGGATATGCACGAACAGGTCAGCCAGCTGGGTATACTTTCCACCAGCCCATTTCAGAAATGGCTTGCTCATGAACGGAACCCCGCTGGCACTGAATAATCCACGTCGGAATAACTGGACTTGAACGCCGTGTCTTGTTTAACCCACTTTCCGCCAGTCCAGGCTGGGCGCCCGGCTGCTTCCCATTTTTTGGCCTTGTCGAAATACTCGACGCAGTTCTCGGGAGCAAACAGCGTTTTGGGCCGCAGGTAGTCGCTCATCTTCGGATCCTGAGCCCATTTCTCGTTCAGGTAGTCAACCACCAGCATCAGGTCTTCAGGGCTGTAATCTTCGGCCAGCCGTCCCCGGATATAACCCAGCGTCGTTTTGGTTCGTCCCCCCTTGCCATAGGTCGAATTAGTTACTCGATTAAAATGATCCAGAACGAGTGCAGCCGGATCGGTATGGTCTGGTTGCAGCGCAACCGGACAAGAGTCTTTACCTGTAATCTCTGTAGTACTCTCTGTTGTATTCTCTGTAAGATCATCGTGCCAATTTGACCTGATGACAGCGGTTCGTTTTGACCTAGTGGAGCGTTTCACATTGACCTCTTCCATCGTGTCATTTTGAACTGATGGAACGGCGCATTTTGACTTCTTCGATTTGATCACTTTGACCTCATCTAAAAGCTCGCTCTCGTAGTTGATCGTGTAGTAGTTCGTCATGTCACGCTGCGACTTGTTAAGCTGCTCAACTTTAAGCACGCCCAGGTTCTTCAGCCGGGTGAAGGTGCGCTTCAGAGTGGACTCAGACCAGAACGGGAATTGTTCCAGCCATTGCTCTGTTGTGTTGTAGATCCAGCGTACGCCGTCACGCTCCAGCCCTGAGTTAGTTTCCTGCAGCCAGTAATTAACCTGCTGCAGCGCAATGGCTTCATTCAGGCCAATGCTGTACGCAAGGTCAGGATTGATGACTATCGGCCTTGATGGCATTAACAGGCTCATAAGACCCCTCTATTTCCCTGAATTTTCGTTTGAACTGTTCAAGTGGGCTGAAACACTCGTGCTGATACCCTTCGCGCAGGTATATAACGCGCTGTGTTTGGGGCTCCCAGCGTATGACCCTGACCGGGACGCCGTAGTGATCTCTGAACCATCGGTTAAGTTCTCGCATACGCTTTCCGCCTGACTTCTAAAGTCATCTACCGCCCATTGAGCAAACTGGTAGCAGACAGGTTCTATCCCACCGGGTACTCTTACCCCATACACGAACTGCACCGGCCCTGCTCCACCAGGAACCGGCCGCGCCACAAGTTGCGACCTGCGGTACTGTGTTGGTAGACTGTTCATGCGTTAGTAATCTCCACTGATAACGACACGCCACGACGCCAGGAGCTGCAACTCGCTGGCGTCACTTCTTTTTGCGTGAAAATAACGTGATAATTGCGGCAATCTCTTCTTCCCGAGCTGCCAGGTGGCGGCGGTGATGCACCATGATTTCTTCAGCTTCATGTCTTTCGATTACCCCATCCTCAAGTGCCTGTTCGATAATCTGATCAACCTGTCCCCTGGCGGCAGAGGTACGCATTGCCCGGCTGAACAAGTCCACGCGATCGAGTTCTTCCAGGTGAGGAACATCCACCAGCAGAGCACCACGACGGCGAGCGAAGTAGTCAGCCAGTAACGACGTGTTGGAAATGTCTTCCATCGCTTCCAGCTCGCTGACTTCGAAGAAACGACAGCCGTTTTTCTCGTAAAGGTTGTTGTTAAACTGCGTCACCGTCATTCCCAGTGCGCCAGCCATCGCTTCGCGCCCACCTGGATATGCTTTGCACATCGCTTTGACGGCTTCTTTGAGGTTTGGCTCTACCATATTGATTTTCCTTTTGTAGTTACTTTCAAGCAGCCGAATCTGTAGCCTTTTGATAAAGCTCAGGTCGAAAAACTAGCTGCCCATTAGTACGATATGCAGCTTCTGCAGCGCGACCTTTTGGGATCAGACTGCCCGGGCGTTTTCGCCATTGATAAAAAGCCTCAGGAGAAACACCGAAGAAGTCTGCTGCCTTGTTGGGGGTTCCGAAGAACGTTTCTAACTCTGTTGTTGTCATACACCCTCCTAAATTTATTTAGATATTAAGACCAAAGCAAATTTAGGTCAATTAAAGCTAAGATAATTTAGTTTTCATAACATGGCGAACCACAGTGAGCACATTTGGAAGTCGTTTAAAATCATTAAGAAAGGATCGTAAGCTTACCCAGAAGCAACTGGGTAAAGTTGTTGGAGTGACAGATGTCACCATTGGATACTGGGAGAAAGACCAAAACATACCCGGAGGAGTCTCGCTGACAAAATTAGCTCGGTATTTTGGTGTTTCTGAGGACTTTCTCCTCACCGGTAAAGAGGAACTCTCCAATGTAGCGCCTGGCAACTTAGGCGCTATGCAGATCCCTATCATAAGTTGGGTTCAAGCGGGAACTTGGACATCTGAAAGTGATGCTCGTAATTTAGAGGGTGCCGTGGATTACATTTTAACAAACGGCGCTCATTCGTTCGGTACCTTCGCTCTTAAGGTACGTGGAAAATCTATGGAGCCAGAGTTCAAAGAGGGAGACACTATCATTGTGGATCCTGACTTGTGTCCAGGTCCTGGGGACTATGTTGTAGCCAAAAACGGTAGTGAATACGCCACTTTTAAAAAATACCGCGCAAGGGGTGTCAATGAAAATGGTGAAGAGGTTTTCGAATTGGTCCCGTTAAACCCTGATTTTGCTGCTTTAAACTCTGCTGTTGAAAAAATTTCCATCATCGGTGTCGTTGTCGAACACCGCCGCCAGATGCGCCGCTAATCCTTTCCTCTACTCTACCGATGGTGAAAACTAAGAATATTTAGTTTATTCACCTTGACCAAAAAACTAAATTATTTTAGATTTCTTTCAACGGACGCGAAAAGGTGTGACTCTTCGGAAGAGACGAGTCCACAACCAAAAGAGCGCTGGCATGCAAAAAACATCTCGCAGCCGTTGCGGTACCAAAAGCCAGGATGGAACGGCAGAACGCTGTAGTGCTCTTTTTGTTGTGTGGAGATAACTAACCTGATGCCATTGCAGTGGCGGATCGAGGAAACGAAATGAACTTCTTCAAAAATGCTCTTATTTACCGGCTCTCTCGCGATATTACCATCGTGGAAGAACACACCATCGCGGATCTGGCAGACAAGCTTGAACCATTCCGTTTCTCTCCTTGCGGGAGTCAGGATATGGCTAAATCCGGTTGGGTATCTCCCCTTGGACAGTATTCTGACCAGCTATTTCATTTTGTTAGCGGTCAGCTTCTGCTCGTGATCCGCCGGGAAGAGAAAATTATCCCACGCCCAACCATTACCGATGAGCTCAACAAGAAAATTTCTAAGCTTGAATCAGAACAGGCGCGACGTCTGAAAAAGACTGAAAAGGATGCTCTACGCGATGAGGTTTTACATAGCCTTCTCCCCAGGGCTTTCTCACGGAACATCATCACGCGAATCTGGGTGAATACCACCGATCACCTGGTCATAGTCGATGCCTCCAGTGCGCGCAGTGCTGAAGATGCCCTGGCACTCCTGCGCAAGACCCTGGGATCTCTTCCCGTCGTTCCTTTGACAATGGAAGAGCCTGTCGAGCTAACGATGACTGAATGGGTTCGTTCAGGCAGCGCGCCTAATGGTTTTAATCTGGGTGATGAAGCAGAAATTAAAGCTGTTTTGGAGGCCGGAGGTATTGGACGCTTCAAGAAACAAGACCTCGTAAGTGACGAAATTCATACCCACATCGAAGCTGGAAAGGTTGTCACTAAATTATTCCTCGATTGGCAGGATCGTATTCGCTTTACCCTTTGTGACGACGTATCCATTAAGCGTATTAAATTCGCTGATGAGCTCGTATCTCAAAATGATGATATCGATCGTGAGGATGTAGCACAGCGGTTCGATGCAGATTTCATTCTCATGACAGGTGAAATGAGTACTCTGATTTCTGATTTGACCAAAGCTCTCGGCGGCGAAGCTAAGCGATAAATTTACCAAGCATCTAACCCATTCTCATGGGTTGGGTTGCTGCACCCTAAATTTACGCGTTGCAGCGCGTCAGATGGAGAACAAAAGATGGCTAAGACAGCAAAACAACTGATTAAACAGGCGTACGAAATAGCCAAAACTATGCCACCAGAACAGGCAGCAATCATCAGGGAACTGGCTACCGTCCTCGATGTGTCGAATGTAGCTCTGCGCCAGACGCGCACCGAACGTGACGCCCTTCTCGCAGAGGTCAAATCCTGGGCGAAGGAGTGTGATCGTATTACTGAGCGATATACCAAGAAGCGCATAAATCTGCATGTCCTCGAAGCAATGCGCGATTTGAAAGCAATTTCCCCCACCAGCTTCCGTAACGTGGAGGCTCTCTGATGGCTAAAGACTCAAAGGTTGTATACGGCGCCAGCGGCAAAACGAACGTTTTAACGTTCGAACCTGAAAGCCTGCACCTGGTTACCGACAAAACACACCCGCTTTACGATGAACGGGTCCACCTTCCTATCGACGAAGGGATGGTTCTGAACATCAAGGAGCTGGGTGTACTGGAACCTATCATCGTCTGGAAAGACCCTGAACTTGGGCTCACCTGCGTAGTTGTAGGCCGTCAGCGCGTAAAACATACCTTGGAGGCAAATAAGCTTCTTTTGAAAGAGGGCAAAGACCCACTGCTTGTTCCTGGGGTCGTTAAGCGCGGATCAGCAAATCAGATGGCTAAATACATGGTCAGCGAAAACGAAATTCGCCGACCTGATACACCGCTTGGCCGAGCTNAAAAAAATGTCTGACCAGCTCGACCGCGGGCTCGATGAGGACGACATTGCAGTGTTGTTCGGCTGCAGCGTTCAGACCGTACGCGCAACGCTGTCACTGCTGGATGCCACCCAGGCTGTTCGCGATGCAGTGGAGTCCGGAACGGTCACCGTTACCCAGGCGCGTCAGCTGGCATCACTTAAACCCGAAGAGCAGCGGGAGAAGGTCTCCGAAATCGAAGCGGCAACTGCTGGCACAACCGGCCATGAAAAAGCCCGGCGCCAGCGTCAGATCCTCGGCGATGCAAAGCCGCGCCTGAAAACCCGCAAAGAAATTACAAAAGCCCTGGAATCTGCCGAGGGTGAGTATGCAAACGCACTGCGTTGGGTGCTTGGGGAGGCGGTATGAATATTGATCCTGACAATTACAGAAAATACGCCCTCCGTCGGTTCGCCGCCCTGTTCGATGTGATCTGCTGGGTGCTGATTGCCGTAGTAACCGTTGGTATCTGCATGTTTATTGAATGGGTGACAGCATGAAAAACAACGGATTAACTCTCAACCAACTGGCAGAACGTAATGCCGCATTGGTCACTGAGGTCGAGAAATTACGTGCCGAGCGTGTCCAACTGGCTGCGGAGAATGCGGCGCTGAAGCAATACGCATTAGATTGTGTCAAGGAAGATCAAATTCACAACGATATGGAAACCCCCGCCACCGATGCCTACCTGGCCGGGATTAAGGCTGATGCGATTACCGCTTCTTTGGATGCCTGCTCTGACTATCTTGAAACTGACTGTGTTATGGACAGGCTTGATATCAGCTACGAAGAAGCCGAGAAGCGAACCTCAGGGGCAATCGAGTTTCATGATGCGATGGTCGATTTTGCAAACCAACTGCGCGAAGGGGCCGACAAATGAGCAACCGCATCCCTAACTTCGGCTGGAACCGCCTGAAACTGGCAACGCTCACCTATGAGCAACTGGCTCAACTGGAAGAGAAGGTGAAGTCTGAGCATGTCTGCAAAAACGGCATTCACCTCTTCGACAAGGCCGGTCAGCGCAAACTCGATGCCCTTAGCTGGGCCGTATACAACAAGCAGAAGGCGGAGCGTGCAGCATGACAACTAATATCACCGCACTGGTGCAGCGTTTGAAAGTGGCATCAAAGAATGGATGTTGCCACACCCTTTTTCCGGATGATTGTCTGGCGATGGTGGAGGCGCTGGAGAAGGCGCAGCAGGCGCCGATTATGCCATTAGGACTTCACCCGGATACGCAGAAGCTGGTTGCCGACTTCTGCACTGCCCTAGCAGAGAAGCTGTACAAGGCCCAATTAAAATACGGCTACGACACAGACTGGAAACAGGATGGGTGGCCAAGTCAATGCCAGGCGCACTTTCACCAGCATATCGCCAAAGGTGACCCGCGCGACGTTGCCGCTTATTGCGCCTTCATGTGGTGGCACGGCTGGAGCACTAAGCCTGCTGAAGGCCTGGAATCCCGCACCGTCACTGTGAGGTTGCCGGACTATAGGAATACTTACAAATCCCCATTAGCTGATGAAGTTGAGCATCAAGTGCGATTGGCGCTTGAATTGTTCTCGTCTGCCGCTGGCATCAAGGTGGAGGCTGAGTGATGCGTAAATCATCAATAGCAATGGCGATGGCATTTGCCTCGATAGGTACAGCTTCTGTGGCATGGGAAAGAACCATTTGCGAGCTTCGTCCGCAATCATATCCGGTTTCAAATCGCCATACCGGAAAAGCAGCAGAACGCCGTAATGCCAAACGTGCAGGAGAGCAAAGAAATGAATAATTCAATAACCAGAGAGCGCCTGGAATGGCTCTCACAGATTTCATGCCGTGATGACATCGAAGATATTGGTGGGGATGAGATTCGCGAACTGGCCAGCATGGCGCTGGCCGCAATGGACAGCGAGCCGGTGGCCGAAGTTTTATCTAACCGCCCAGGCAATGACACGTCGACAATTGACAGGGCGCTTCCTATTGGCACCCAGCTCTATCGCCACGCGCAGCAGCCGGTAGTGCCGGAAGATATCCCTGACAGCGTTTACGAAATTCTCTGCCATGCGTGCGGAGGTAACGCTTGGATGTATTCTGACGCGCTATGGAACGCCTGCCGCGCAGCCATGCTCGCAGCCGCCCCGCAGGAGGTGAAAGGTGAATAAAGTCGAATTGCTTCAGAAGATATCGGCGCTCGCTACTGAATGCCACGCGCTGGCCTGTGAGCTTGATATTGGTGATGAGCGAACCGAAATGTTCGAAATCTACAGCGTGCTACACAACCTCGGTCGCCGCGGGTACGCCTGCCAGGTAGGGCGGCGAATGAATCCATTGCTCGCATCCTGCGATGACGACGATGATGAGGATGATGACTGATGCCAAGTAAATTAAAGCGCCGGCGATGGAGGCGTATGCGGGATGATTTAGCCTGGTATAAGGATGAAGCAAAGGACCTTCATTGCCGTCTTATGGAATTAGCCGATGAAGTTGCAAACCTTCGCAAACAGATTCTCCCAGAATCTAAAACGGTGATTGCCAAACTGAAGATGTACGAAACAGATAAGGATGATCTAGACCACCAGCTATGCAGAAGATGTAATGACGGGATTCGTGGTGGTTGCTCGTCATGTGCTTATAACGTTCGATAACCGGGTGCAGCCGGTATGTGGAGAAGAAATGTCACGTATGGTCTCTTTACTCGAATGGGCGAAAGATGAATTCGGCAGTGAAGCCCCTAGCGAGCGAGTATTNAAAAAAATACGCTAAAGGTCAGATGATAGCGCCACCACCGATGAGAGTCGGACGGCGCTGGATGGTTGACAAAGAAGCTCGTTTTATAGGTGTAGTTGCTGAACCGCAACTTCCAATAAATGTTAACCCAAAACTGAGACGGATAATTAGCGATGGCAGCTAGACCGCGTACCCATAAAATCACTATTCCAAACCTATATTGCAAACTTGATAAACGTACCGGAAAGGTTTACTGGCAATACAAACACCCGATATCTGGTCGCTTTCACAGCCTCGGCACGGACGAAGCTGAAGCAAAGCAGGTGGCAAGTGAAGCAAATACTATTATTGCAGAGCAGCGAACCAGGCAGATCCTTGGTATTAACGAGCGCCTAGCTCGCATGAAAGGAAACCGCACGGATATTACAGTTTCTTCATGGCTCGACAAATATGAATTGGTGCAGGAGGAAAGATTGAAACACAACGAGCTGCGCCCAAACTCTTTTCGACAGAAAGCTAAACCAATCCGTCTTTTTCGGGAACATTGTGGAATGCAATATCTAAAAGATATTACAGCACTTGATATTTCCGAAATAACAGATGCTGTTAAGGCAGAGGGTCATAACAGGATGGCTCAAGTTGTACGCATGGTACTAATAGATGTTTTTAAGGAGGCTCAACATGCTGGTCACGTTCCGCCAGGATACAACCCTGCCCAAGCAACGAAACAGCCACGAAACAAGATAAGCAGACAAAGGCTATCTCTGGAGGAATGGAAGGCTATTTATACATCCGCCGAACAACAACAACCTTATTTACAATGTGGAATGTTGCTTGCCATTGTAACAGGGCAACGCCTAGGAGATATTTGCAATATGAAGTTTTCGGATGTATGGGATGATATGCTGCATATTGAGCAGGAGAAAACAGGAACTCGATTAGCCATTCCCCTTTCTCTCAGAAATGAAGCGTTAAATATTACTCTGAGTGATGTTATTTCAAAATGTAGAGATGCTGTGGTGAGTAAATACCTTGTTCATTTTCGCCATAGCACCTCACAGGCTAGTCGTGGTGACCAAGTGTCAGCCAAGACACTTACTTCAACGTTCAAGAAAGCACGGGATAAAAGCGGTCTAACCTGGGAAGAGGGAACAGCTCCGACTTTCCATGAACAGAGATCACTTTCCGAGCGCTTGTATCGTGAGCAAGGGATAGACACCCAGAAACTATTGGGCCACAAAACAATGAAAATGACTGACAGATACAATGATGACCGCGGTAAAGAGTGGATCATTGTTGGTAAAAAAGCAGTATGA